CGCTCACTGCATCTTGAGAAAACCGATCTTCAGAGCCGTGTAGCGGAACTGGAAGCGGCTCTCAAGAATCAGGCACCGGCTTCTGGCTCTCAGTACGGACACTCCGCGTCGTCTGAGTCCAGCAATGGGCTCAATCCCGGTGACTTTGAGGAGTATGGTGAAGAGTTTGTTCAACTCGCGCAGGACAACGCTGCAATGAGGCAGCGACTTGACGAGTTGGTAGGCGATTTCAAGGAAGTCAAACAGACTTCCACGGAAAACGCGCATCAGCGATTCACCAGCGCCCTTGATGACCTGAAAGAGGAGTGGACATTAATCGACGGCGATCCGGCCTTCGACGTCTGGCTCTACGAGCAGGGCAAAAAGGACGAGTATATCTCTGCCGCCTCCGAAAAAAATGCGCAGAAAATAGTGGATATCATGGATATCTACCTCCTTCGCACCGGGAAGACATATGGCAAACAATCGCCCATGGCTTCCCATTCTCAGCAACAGCAGCCCATTCACACACCCGACATTGAAACTCAGGTCCAGCCGTCCTCTACGGGCAGTCAGGGCCAGGGGCAGGACGGTGTGCAGGGGCGTGTCTACACGGTTGCTGAAATTAACGACTTCTATAACAGATACGCAGCGGGACGATACCCGTTCAACGTCAGTGATATTGAAGTCAATTCCGAGGAAGACGGGGCGCGAATCGATGAAGATATTAGTCGCGCCAACCTGGAAGGCCGCATTGTCGGCTAGTTTCGTGAGCGCGGAAGGAGACTCATAAGATGGGTTACCCCGTAGCAGCTGGTGTTCCGTCCCATAGCGGTAATTATACCCCTATCGTCTTCTCCAAGAAGATGCAGGTCAAGTTCCACCTTGCCACGGTGTTTGGCGCAATTGCCAATACCGATTGGGAAGGTGAAATCAAGGATATGGGCGATACTGTCGAGATTCGTACGATTCCCGACATCACCATTTCCGATTACGTGAAGGGCGAAGGAACCGGCACCGCCGAAAACCTTGATCCCGGCACTGTTACCCTGAATATCAATAAGGGTAAGAAATACAACGTCAACATCTACGACATCGATAAGGTTCAGTCTGATCTGGCCTTTCTCGACAAGTGGGCAACCGAAGCTGGTGAACAGCTCAAAATCGCCATCGACAAGGACATTCTCGCCGGTATCGTCGGTGACGCTGCTGTGGCCAACAAGGGTGCAAACGCTGGTGCCATCTCTGGTGGTATCAACCTGGGCGCAACCGGTGCAGCGGTCGCCATCGATAAGACGAACGTCATCGACTACATCATCAATATGGGCTTGTGCCTTGATGAGCAAAACGTCCCTGAGACAGATCGTTGGGTTGTCATTCCTGCGTGGATGGCGGCTCGGATCAAGACTTCTGAGCTCAAGGATGCGTCCATGACCGGTGACGGCAAGTCCATTCTGAGAAACGGCAAGGTCGGCATGATCGACCGATTCACCGTTTTTTCCAGCAACAACATTCACTCCGTAACTGACACGGTGAAGTGCTTCTATCCCTTCGCCGGTCACAAATCCGGGCTGACCTTCGCTTCCCAGCTGGTCAAAAATCAGATCATTCCGAACCCCAACGAGTTCGGTGACCTGATGCGTGGCCTGCATGTCTTTGGCTACGAAACCGTGAAGCCTGAAGCTCTTGTCGAGGGCTACGTCAAGGTTGGTTAAACCGTTTAACAGTGGGGAGAGAGATGTCTCTCCCCACACAAGGAATAGATCAATGAAGAAGATGCGACAGCACCCCGATGGTTCTTTGTATCCGGATGTCCCGCCTTTCAACAACAAGTGGCCATTGGCCTCTGACGAAGATGTCTCCATTTACATGGAATCACTTGCGTCCACCAATGACGAGTTGGAAGAAGTTCCGGCCGCAATTCCTGTCAGCAATACTCACAACGAGGAACTGGCTCGGCTCAAAGCTGAACTGGCTCAGACTAAGGCTGAACTCTCCGATGCCAAGAAGACTGCAGCGGGGGCTATTCCGCAGACCACTCCTGCTGCTGACGAACCTGTAGACCCTGATGGTTGTGAAACCCTTGAAGACGCAATTGCGATGGTTCAGGGCATGACGGCTGTCCAGTGCGACGAGTACGCCAACAGGCTGGGAATTGAGCCTTTTGCCTCTCGTCTGGCTGTCCAGAAGAAGCGGGATGCCATCATCACCAAGATGCAGGAAATGGCAAACACCGCGGAATAGCGACAAAGGATAAGGGTGGGAGTGATTAATGCAAGCCAATGAAGTCATCTACGAAGTCCTTGCAGACTTGAATGAAAAAGATCCGGCCAACCCGGTTCGCTACAAGTTGGAAAGCATGATGAAGTATCTGACCAGTGCGATGCGTCAGATTGTTCTCATGCGGCCAGATGCGAACTCCGAAACCGAATCGGTTGAATTGGCAGCAGGGCAGACCAAGCAGGCCATTCCTGTCAACGCAACGCAATTTCTCGGGGTCATTCGCAATATGGGAAGCGACGGCAACACGCCAGGATATCCCATAACGGTGGTCAATCGTGACTCATTGGATGCGGTCAATGCGCTTTGGCATACGGAAGATGAAGGTTCTATCATTGATCACTACACGTTCAATGAGAAGACCCCAGATGTTTTCTTCGTGACCCCTCGACCGGCTGCAAGTGTTTTCGTGGAGGTTGAATACTCCAAGTCTCCGGTCAAAGTGACTGACATCAATCAGGACATTGATCTTGGTGAGCTTTGGGCAGAGCCCATGCGTGAATACATCATGTATCGGGCTTATTCCAAAAATAAGAGTTCACAGGAGGATCAGTACAAGGCCAAGGAACATTTGTCCCGGTTCTATTTGCTGTTGGGTGAAGAATCCAAGGCGCGGCTTGTCTTCTCCCCTAATGCCGACAACGGAGGGGAGATACAGCGATGAGTATTCCCATGGTTTCCTGGCGTGACTTCATCCCACAGGTACAGCATGCGGTTGCCGGCTGTCCGATGTCCTCGATGGTCAATGCCGTTCGCGAGGCTGCAATTGAATTTTGCGCTGAATCGAAGGTTTGGACAATGGATTCAATGCCAACAACCATTCTTGCGGGCGAGTCGTCTTATTCCTTGGACCCACCAGACAACGCAGACCTTGCGTCGGTCGAGCGTGTGCGACTGTTGGGTGCCGATCTCAGGCCCAATTCAACATTTGAATGGGATGAGAAACGCGATGAAAGCGGTGCACCGAGAGATTACATGGTCACTGAGCCGCTTGTTGTTCATTTGTGGCCAACTCCTGATGCAACAAATCCTTCGGCAATGAAAGTCAAGGTGGCCCTTCAGCCATCAAGCACGAGCAGCCAAGGTCCGGCCTTTCTCCTTGCACGATATAAGGAAGGGATTGTTGCTGGGGCGTTAAGCAAGTTGATGCTTATTCCAGACAAAACATGGACCAATCCTCAGTTGGCCGCAGTCAACGACGCAAAGTTCAGAAACAAAATCAACGACACGAAGATAGCCGTGAATAAGGGCGGGACTACCGCCTCTCTTCGCGTGAAACGGCGTAAATTCATCTAGGAGACATACATATGACTATCAGTGCAAACACCACATCCCGCAACGCCTATCTGACCTCCATCCGTGATCTCCTTGATGCGGGTACAGGGCCAGGCAAATTGTTGGTCATGGACGGTGTTCGTCCGGCTGCTGGCGGTACTCCCACCAATGTCCTTGCAGAGCTCACCCTTTCTGATCCCTGCGCGGCCAATCCTGCAAATGGCGTACTGACGTTCAACGCCATCACTGGCGGTGCAGCACTACAGAACGGAACAGCCTCTTGGGTTCGCTTAGTTGATTCCGATGGCAACTTCGTCTGTGACGGTAGTGTCGGTGCAACAGGCTCAGGCGCTGACGTGGAGTTTGGAAACATCAACTTTGTGCAGGGTGGCACGGTGAATATCTCTTCAGGCTCCATTACTGCGCCCGACGCATAGCGGTCATGACTGACAAAAAAAGTCCATATGAAAAGGCTTGGCTCCGGTTCAAGTGCGAGTTGAGGAAGAAACACCCTGACTGGCCGGAAGATCGCATATCAAGGACAGCCGCTCGCAAAGTAGACAGAATGAAGAGGATGGGGATTTAGATGACCCAGTATAAACCAAGATTCGATCTCTAC